GCTGAAGGCAATTTTCCAGTCGGCCCCGTTGTTGACGCACTGAAGGCCGAGAGGCGCAAAATATTGCGCGTTCTTGCAGGTAACACCCGCATGTTTTATGCGGGGTCCATTGTTTACCTTATAGTTTCGCGCATGATCACTGCGCACCTCACGGCTGTAGAGAAGCACTATTCTACGGTATCGACGTCTGCTGTTGGTATTTCTGCCACTTCTCATGAGTGGAAGGAAGTGCATCATCGACTCGCGAAGCATCCAGACTACATAGTCACGGATCAAGTGAATTTCGATATGCACAACCAGCTAGTTCTCACGCACGTTATTGGTGAGAGACAGGCATGGTCGTTATCGGCGAATAAGATCGACGCTTCCCGAATCAAGGATGTTTGGCGCGAGGTATCAGGCCGTGACTTCGCCGTGGAGGATTTCCGCCACTGGTATAAAGCCATGTGCTTGTCCACGTGTGTCGCCGCTCATGTCGACGGTGCGCGTGTTTACCTCGATGCCCAGACTACAAATTCTGGCGTTGATCGCACTTCTCAGCTAAACTCCTACCGCAATAAGCTTTCCATTCGCGCAGTGTTTCACGTGTGTGGCCAGGATAAGTACGAGGATGAGCTGACCTCCGTTCACGATTTCTTTAATCGTCACGTTGAGACAGCTTTGTACGGCGATGATCAAATCATATCGCTGGACAGCCGCGTCATTACTTGGTTCACTCCATATGACTATGCCGAAGCTACGAGAAAGTTGTTAGGAGGCCGTGTGACGACACCGTCGAAGACACCTATCACCCCAGATACGCCTTATACTAACTGGGATGAGGTTGAATTGCTGAAGCGCAACTTCCGCAAGATCGACGGCAACGTCTACGCACCTCTCCAAAAACAAGTGATCGAAGAAAGTCTACACTGGGTGAATAAGGCAGCTTATGGCCATTTCATCGCAGCTGAAACCGTGCGAAGCGCGCTTTTAGAAGCCGCATTCCATGGTCGAGAATACTTCGATCTGCTCTCAGGAGTTTGCGAACGGGCCTGCCGTAAGGCAGGAGTCGAGTACACCCGGTTGGATTACGACAAGGTGCGCTCGATGGTGGAGGAGTAAGTCCTCCAACCCGCTGTCCGGCGGGACGTTAAACACGCAATCATGGGTTGCCAGATCCCTAGAAACTGGCTGATCCGACTATAGGTCGTGAGCACTTAGGTGCCGTTCGTCGCGTGATAGACGAGGTTGAATTGTGACTGTTTACAACTACCGCAATGAGTATGCTATCTCTAATGCGGCTAGGCTGCTTTCGCAATAACTGGGGGATGAGAATCTCTCTCCCTAACAACCTACCAAAATGGCTTCCGGCGAGTTTGCTGGTGAGCAGCTCGACCCCAAGATCATTCACCTCGAAAGACAATAATTCTCTGTCTGTGTTCCAGGAGAACACACTTGTTAAGACCCAAACGCAGCTCACTTCGTTTGCGGAGTCTACCCCAGAGGGCCTCGCGTCCGTAGGACACTCAGATGCTTTACATGCTATGGGTAATCCTTATCCGGACCCTGACCTTCGCAAGGTTCTGTCGCGCAAGTATCAAATCGCGACTTTTACGTGGGCCGACACGGATTTGGCGACTAATACTGCCTTACTCGATCTCGACATTATGAGCGCTTTGCTCAGCATTCCGAACATTGCTGACAAGCTAACTCAATTCCGCTGGTTACGAGCGGATGTTGATATTGAGGTGAGGCTGAACGCCACTCCGTTCCATATCGGCGCACTTATGGTGAGTTATCTTCCACGCTGCGAAGTCACTGTTGCAGCTGACAGGATGATGACGACGTTGAACTCGACGTTGTCACAGCGCTCGCAGAATCATGGTATGATCATGTCTGCATCGACAAAGAACAATTTGACGATACACATAGATCGTGAGGCCGCTACCGTCTTTGATCCTATTGACGAGGCCGCCATTTATGCGGGTTCTTTGGGAGTCCTCAGCTTTACTGTCCTGAACCCACTGGTGAACGCTGGCGGCGGTTCGTTGAATCCTATCGACGTTTCCGTCTTTGCCTCGTTTTCCGAGCCAAAGGTTTCTGGATATGGCTATTTCCCCATCCTAAACCCTCCTGCGCGGATTGTTCCGCACTCTATGGAGGTGTCGACCGAGGCCCTTTCCCGGGCCGCGGGGGCCATTATTGGCCCGGAGGCGGGTAAGCTTTTTTCCCCGGCCATTGTGACCAGTGCTATTGATGCTTTGGGATCAGCTGTTTCAGCTGTTGCCCCTGTAGCGCAATTTGCCGCGTCACTCGGCCTTTCTAAGCCTACCAACCAATCGACTGCAATTCCAGCTCTCATTGATGATTTTCGTGATATGAACTATTCTCACGGAGTCAATCAGTCCACGAAGCTGGCATTACATCCCAACGCAGGAGTTGGGCAGGTGTCTATGAATGGTCTGAAGAAAAATTCGCTCCGAGAGTTCATCTCGAAGCCGATGTTCTATAAGACCCTCACTATTGACTCTGCCTCCCTCACGGATACATCATTGGACACAATATTGGTGCATCCGTGCTTGTGTGCGTTTGAGAGTAACATCTTTACGCCCACACCGTTGGCCTACGCGTCGCAAGCGTTCGAGTGCTACCGCGGTGGAATGAAATTTCGATATGAGTTCATCACTTCGCAATTCGTCACCGCGCGTTTCCGCATCACGCATTGGCCCGCGCCAACGTTGCCCCCCTCAATTGAGAACTACGCCGGAGATGCTGTGTCAATGGTGGTGGACGTCCGTGGCGATACAGTCGCCGAGTTCACTGCCCCTTACATCTCCCCGTATCCCTATCAGCCGACATTGGGCTATTTCCATTGTGAGAATCCTGCCGGCTACGCATTGATGCCGATCGAGTATCAAAACTCGTTCGTCACGATCTCGTTGATTAACGCGATGCAGCAACCAGATTTCGCTGGCTCTGCTGTTATCTATGTTAACATCTATGTGTCTGCCGCTGAGGACTTCGTGTTTGGTCGTTCGGTTTGGCCTTCAGTTAGGACGCCGCTTTCTCAAGCGCCGACCCCTGACTCCAAGATCGAGCCGCACTCCCTTACGCTAAGCTTCACAAAGCCCTTTCCGCCGATAGTCCCCGCCTCAGGTACTTATGAGGCGGGACTAGTTCTCCCTGAACAGTTCACAGGCATCGAAGAACTGTGCATGCGCTATGGACCGCTCTACAACACAGCCACCCAGGCTGATGAGCTCGTCCCGGTTATTGCGCAATACGATACCCGTGATTTGACCCTTAATTCGGAAGAAGACGCCCTGTCTTTTTGGGGCAAATGCTTCCGTTGGAACCGTGGAGGTTTGCGCTACAAGTTGTTGTTGCCAGAGTCCATTGAGGTGGCTTCGGTCGATACGCCCTTCCGCTATGCGGCGGCGGCTATCGTCGATACCACCCCTCACCTGGTTGCAGCGTCAATGTATGGTATTTTCGTTCAAGATAATACCCTGCGCTCTGTCTGCGAGTTCGAGTGGCCATGGCCGTTAACGTCATACGCCAACTCTTACTATGCGGAACTAGCGCAGGACCTGCATGTTAACACCACTGCGGCGCGTGCCCACGTCGGTGTATTGGATCCTGGCTCAGCTCAAAATGAGTCAATTCCAATCACCTTCGCTTGGCGTGCCGCGGCGGATGATTTCATGTTTGGTCATCAGCTTGCAGTCCCTATTCAAGCCTACGTTCCTCCTTCCCCTCCGCCTGCAAAGGCCAAAGGGAAGCAGAAGGTGTCCGTTCCCCGTTCAGGAAAAATTGAACAACCCAAACTACCAGAGTTAGATCAGAGCTTTGGTCTTCCGGAAGCAGTCCGGGAGAAGCTTGCTAAGTACCTCCTTTTGAAGGAAAGCAAGACTAGTGCCCAGTAGTTCGCAATGCTGGGAATCTGCCTTTATATTTTGCCGTGCGAACGGCTACGTATGTTTTCACTACAAACGCACGTATTTTTTACATAAGACTCCAGAAGTCGACGAAAAGAACAAATTCGTACTCCCGAAAGGTTGAGGATCATTTGTTTAATTTGTCGTTTTCGGACGTACATTAATCTGTTGACGATGTGCGCCCGGTTGCTCCAGCAATTCTGGGGCCTGGTAATTAGTAC